CCTTTGTTCGCCTGAGTTCTTTTACAAACTCAGCCTCTGTTGTACACAGACAAAGGAAGTCACCCCTTATCAGGGTTCGATCAAGCCATGTCATTAGATGCACCATTGATGACAGCTAGTAACAAGTTGACGCTTTGAATAATCATATGCTGGTGACTAATGTGCAAGTTCTTAAACTCTGGTAAAGGTCTAGGACTCTTCTTTCTTATCGCTTGCCAATAGATTTCTATCTCGCTCATGTTCATTCCTTAATGTTGCATTTGGTAGATGCTTATTAACATCTACCGACAGTTTGAAATCTTCAACACTGTCTTTACCGAAGATGGTATTCCATCGACTAGCCCATTCCTCATCAGCCACTGAGCGTGGACGCTGTGCGCTACCCTTGCTCATAGCAATTCTCCATCAGGTTCAGGTTCAACTTCCAACATCCTACCAGTGTGCTTATTGTAATGCAAGTGACAGGCTGGTCCTGTCTGCCCACTGTATCTATTCTTCAACACCCTCACCTTAGTGGTGTTGCGAATCACAGGGTCTTCAGATTGTCCATTGCGTTCAAGACCAATCACCATGTCTGACAGCTGTGCAATTGCGGCAGAGCCGCGAAGCTGTGCAAGCGAAGTAACTGCACCTTCCTCATGGCCTTCATTGGCTGGTCGTTTTAAGTGACTAACAATGATGAGGGCAATGTTGGTTTCTTGCACCAGCATACGCAGCTTCGTCATGATTTCGTCAATGGCTTTGCGCTCATCACCATTGTCTTGTGCTGACACAATGATGGACAGGTGATCAAGGAATATGTACTTACATCCCATGCCCTTTGCCATGTAGCGTACACGATTGACAATGTTCTCCACTGATGTGCTGCCAAAGTGATCAAACAAGAACAGTCTGTCTGTGCCAAGTGTCTCAGCAAAGGCTCGTTCACGCTCTTCATTAGACACAACAGAATCAGGTAGATGCAATGGTGCGTTAGCAGCCAAGCTCATCATCGACAGCGCTGTCTTGCGAACACTCTCTTCAAGGAACATCAGACCTATGTTGTCCTTAGTCTTCTGCAACAGATGCCACACCACCTCACGCAGCACTTGGCTCTTGCCTAAGCCGCTGCCAGCAGTGACAGTGACAAGCTCACCAAAGCGTAGGCCATAGGTAAGTTCATTCAACCCTGCCCACGGGTAGTTGCAATCGGCTGGTGCCATAGGTGTACACACAACATCCCACAGGGTGCTGCCAGCTACGATGCCATCAGGCACAAACGACTCAGCCTTCCACCAGCGGTCAACGAATGCAGCTTCTTTGCTTTCAGCAAGCCAATCACAGGCATCCTTGTGATCAGCAACAGGCTTGAACACCTTGCACTTGCTGCCGAAAAGCTCAGCCACTTCTTTGCTGGCCTTGATACCAGCAGCGTCACCATCAAAGCAAACGACAATGGTTTCAAAGCTGTTCAAGTATTCGTAGTTGGCACGACAGTCTTTGACAGCAGAAGCTGCACCATTACGGATGCTAACAACCGGCCATTTGCTACCTGTCATTTGGTATGCAGCCAGTGCATCAAACTCACCCTCAACAATGGTGATGTACTTGCCAGCAATGGGGAAAAGATTCTGTCCGAACAGTGTGCCCCTAGACCATGCACCACTGGCAACAAAGGTCTTGTCCTTCACACCTCTCACCTTAGCAGCTACAAGCTGTAGGTCTTTGTCGTAGTAGGGGAAGTAGTATTTGTCCTCATCACGGACAACACCGAAGCGTTCCATTGTTGTTTTAGTAATGCGTCTTTCAACAACAGATACTGAGTTTCCCTTATTATAATTCTTAAGAAAGGCCATGTCTGGCACTTTAATATCTACATCAATCACAGTGTATTCTTTCTCATCATCGGGTGGTGTATATACAGAACAAACAAAACAATAGGTTGACCTATCATTATTGATAGCACATCCATCACTGCTACCACATTTGTCACATCGGGTATGTGTCTTTATAAAAGCCATGTCTCTATTTTGGTGGAGTTTTTGCAAAGATGTTAAACAATTTAGTGCGAAGCAATGCAGCCTCTCTATCATTGTTCAGCCCATAAATTGAGCCGTAGTTTACATTGTCTTCGCGTTTCTTCTTGACAACATCCGTCATGATTTGGCCTGTTGTTTTTCCGCTACTAAGTCTTGCTGTATACAAAGGGTCATTGGCAAACGATGATGATCTACGATTTACATTCCATAGAAAAGGATTGTCGCTGGTGCATTTACATGTCATGCCGCACCCTTTGCTGCAATGTACAAGCCTACATTACCTAAGCTGTAGCCAACGAAGGCTATGCCCAATCCTATGTTGCCTTTGATAATTAAATCAGCAGCAACCACTAAATATACCACGCCGATAGTGGCAATCAACCATGCACTCATGTGTTCTTCTCCTTAGTCCCATAAGTTTTCGTAATATTTACCGAACAATTTATATCCATTGGATATCCGCTTCTGATAGGCGGCTGCGCCTTTCATGTCATACTTGTATGTATCCCTGTCACCTTTAATCATTTCATATGCTCCACTGTCATTGTGAATCCAGCTTATGTCATGAGTGCCAGTGTGAAACCTCTCTTCCCAATCATTGAATTGACTTTCAAAAGCAAAGATCATTTCTGCCATCACCCAATCCCATCGTTTGAAATGGTTGTCATCAACACACTATTCATTTTCTTTGGGCGGTGCTGCTGTTGACCTCAACTCAGCTGGCACATCCTTGTCATCAACACAATATTCATTTTCTTTGGGTGTTGCAGCTGTTGATCACAACTCAGCTGGTACATCCTTGTCATCAACATGAGGCGCACCATGTTTACTTGCCTGTAGCTGCTTGAGCATAGGCAATACGATGTGGGCAAGTGTGTTGTCCATGCTCCATGTATCCCACTTGTCAATGTGTACACTAATCTTTTGTTCACGAAAGGTATGTACCCAAGTTAAAAACTTATACAGCATTGTCATGGGTCGGTCATCCCTCAACATAATCGTGTCACCTTTCTTTGGTGTAGGACACACACTGCCATGTGCCAACCACACACCAAGCTTGTGTACACAATCAGTGTCATCCTTCATCCAAAAGCATAGAGCCTGAGCTAGTTGATAAGGACCAAACCAGTTTTTATATTTACCAATTGTTACTTTCATGTGTTCTTCCTTACTTCATCAATCACTTCGTTAATGTGCGCCCATGTACCCATGCTTTCAATTACTTTAATGATGCGCTCACGCTCGGCCTTAACCCCAGCGCACCACCCTTCCCATGCCCAATAAGCGGGTGTCCCATCAACAAAGTTGTTACCCTGCGTTGTCAAATCGTCTTCATCCCACCACTTGTTGAATTCAGAGTTCATGCTTGTCCCCTTGCTTCAACCCATGATGGAAATAGATTACTCTGTGCTGGATAGTTTGTATGCCACTCAGCAGCAGCCTTTTCATTCAACCACTTCACGCCGTTTTCAAGATCAGCCATGACACATGAGTGCCACTGATCGTAGATTGCATCACGCTCATCAGCACGAACAAGATCAGCAAAGCGTTTAAGAAATTCACGGTCTTCTTTAAGAGTGTGATCCCAATCGTCACCAGCCTCACGCGCCATCTCTTCGATTGTTTTCATGCGTCCACCCACTTCCAGCCCAGCACCAGACGCACACCCATGCGGTGAATCCAGCAGGGCTTCTTTGGCAAACTGAAAAGAATCCAGCCACCATTGTCTTCATCACCCATACGATAACCGCCAACAGGTTTGGGCGGTGTAGAAAGAGCGTAACTCATATCATATCCCTCATATCTTGTGCAACAGATGCACTCTTTAATGTGTTCTTAATGTAAGGTGTAAGGCTGTGTGTTGTTGCATGTCCTGTGACAGACATGACATTGGTCAGTGGTACACCAGCTTCAATCATCTCGGTCACTGCTGTTCGCCTCATGTCCATCATCTTAAGGTGATCTGGTATGCCAGACTCTCGCATGATTGTGCCACCAACCTTGGCCAATTGCAATAGGGTGTAAGGTTTAAATCCACCACTACCATCACCAATAGGGGACGGAACAATGTACTTCTGCCAACCAATGTCAGCCTTCTGCTGTGCCAGCATCTCACGCAGCGCTTTGCTAGTTGGTATCTCCACCCTTGCCCTGCGCTTGCTCTGCTCCAGCTTCATCACCCCTGTGTCAGCATCGTAGTTGTCCCATGTGAGCAGTCGCATGTCGCCTAGCCTCTGACCCCATGAGTAGGCCATGTACACCAGCAACCCAATGTTACGCCACTCATACTTGGTGAATGCCTTGTCCATGAATTGCTTGATGTGTTTCTTTTCCCACACCACACGGCGTGGCTTGTCTTGCCGTCTGCTCACCTCAGTGAAGGGGTTGTGCTTTGTAAAGCCATTGCGAATAGCAAAGCTAAACAACAAACGATAGACAGCCAGTGTGTGATTGGCAAGGCTAACACTGTTCTCTGCATGCTTGTCGTAGATACGCTGGCACATTGGTGTGGCAATGTCACACAGCCTTGTGTTGAGTAGCTCCTGTGACACTGTAGCATCATGAAACCATTGCTTCAGGTAGTAGACATAATCAGTCTTGCTCTTTGGAGACAGGGCTTTGTAGCCTATGCTGTTGATGTAAGACTTGAACAGGTCTTCAACCCTTGACTTCTCAGACAAGTCTTTTAAGTAGCGGTGTTCCTTACGCCACGAGTCCATGATTGCATTATGCTTCTCAGCATACTCGACAGCAGCTTCGTAGTCTGTGCCACATGCCTTACGCTCAACTATACCAGCATCAATCGCATCTACTGGAGGGTTGTAGCGGTAGTGTGTAGTGTCATAGCGGATGAAGGATAATAGGTAGCGTGGTAGTTTCATATGAGCATCCTGCCTATGTACATGCCAGTGAATATTAAAAGCGCAGCCACCACTATAAGTGCTGCAAATATTGCACCGATAAGCATCTGTCCAATGCTGTACCACTCTATGCTAAGCTCTTCAATATCATCTGGAACTACAGACGGATATGGTTTGATCTTACGAGAGTTCTTAGGCAAAGGACACCAGTGTGTCCAGAATTTATCACCATTATAAATGGAGTAGATGGCTACGCCACCCTGCCCCAACAGCTGTAGCTTTGCACCTCTTGGTGTATGCTCATCTATAGGTATCCAGAAATACTCTGTGTCAACGACAGCAGCACCATCACTTGTTGATTGTATTGTCATGTCACTCCCCTTCGTACAGATAGTACAGATCGTTTGCCATGACAAGCAACTCATCATGCTTGACCAGCTTGTCGAGCCAGCGCTGAGGGATGGCAGAGTAGCCATAGATACGGCCAGCAATCATACCAGTGACAGCACCCACTGTGTCAGCATCACCACCCTTGTTGATGGCATGTACAACAGCGTCTTTAAAGTTTGTTGTACGAGCAATGCTATCCCATGCTGAAGCATAGCAACCCATCACAGAGCCATCAATCTTATCAGCACCTTTGACACGCAGACCATCATAGCAAGACAGTCTGCTGCCACGATGAAGCTCTTCAGCCAGTGCCGATACATATTGCACAGTGTCTTTTGTGCCATGTGTAATCAGTGCTGTCGCAACAGACTCGCCAATAGCCAGTGCCATGCATCGATGATTGACCATAACATTAG